TTGACTGTTACACCAGATCAGATATTGCAGCAGTTTGGACATCCTGACGTAATATGGGCAAGCCCGGATTGCAGCACGTATAGCATTGCGGCGATAAGCCACCACAGGAAACAAGAAGAAAACGGAAATTTGTCACCTGTAAGCGAATATGCAAAATTTTGCGACAGGGTAAATCAACACGTACATGGGCTTATTATGGCTCTCTCCCCGAAGTTTTGGTTTATTGAGAATCCGAGGGGGGCATGAGGAAGATGGACTTTATGAGCGGCTTGCCGCGCTACACAGTAACGCATTGCCAATACGGAGATACACGAATGAAGCCGACCGACATATGGACTAATCACCCTGATCCAAAATTTAAACCTCCTTGCCACAACGGAGACCCGTGTCATGTGGCAGCTCCTCGCGGGGCCAAAACCGGAACGCAAGGACTTTCTGGGAGCAAAGAGCGGTCTGTAATTCCTGCTGAATTGTGTAGGTATATCGTAACGATATGTGAGGATGGATATTATGGACGATAAAACTTTAGCCTTCCTGGGCGACCGGGAGGCGGCGGAGAGGCTGACGGCGGCGGGGGTGCTGCTGGAGTGCCCTCTTTGTGGGTCGCAACCAATACTATTTGGAGGCACAAATATTGCATATGTAAAATGCGATAAATGCGGTCTGGAGATTTACCGTATGGACAAGGATGGGGATGACATTATATCAAAGATTTGCTCTGTATCCCCAAAACACGAAGCCGTTCTTGCCTGGAACACCCGCACGCCCGTCCTGACTCCGGCGCAGTTGGCGTTGCTGAAGATCGGCGCGGAGTGGAGGACATGAAATGAGCTTTGGATATGACTATACCCATTCTGCCGCTGATGGAAACGGAATGGAATATATTAGCTTTCTGCTGGAACCAGAAAAGATTGATGAAAACGGGTTGAGATACGGGAAAGCCGTGCATATCGACATTGACAACCGAAGGCAGAAAAGCACGGTGTATACCTTTGACTGGATTAGGGGCGGCCCCGCAAATCACAAGAGGATTGCCGAGTTAAAAGATGAGGTTGTAGGAGATGTAGAAATTCCTGGACTGATGGAGCGACTTGGGATCGGCGTGAAGCCTAGGAAGTTTGAGGAGGAAGAGACGTGAGCCAGAGACAGTGCAAGCGCATGAGAAAGTTTATGCGCCGGGTAGAGGATCGGATGGCGGAGCACATGGCGATCCTCGAATACATGGAGAGACGCCCTCCTTTGTGGAGGGTGATTGCCCGAATCAAGTGGGAAAGAGAAGGGAGAAAGTTCTATGACCAGCAATAAGCGCGAGAAGGCCATCAAATACCTGACCGAGGAAATCCGGTCCCTGCGGATGGCACCGCAGATCAACGGGTGCGGCCCGGAGAACTGGGCGGAGCAGTTGGAGATCATGGAGACCTGCCTGGAGGCGGTGAGGTCTGCACATTTTGCCGACGCTGGCAAAATGCAGCCGCTGACACTGGAGCAACTGCGGGAGATGGCAAACAAGCCGTATTGGCATATCGGGTTAAGAGAAGAAAGCGCCGCCCCGCATTGGAGTATCCTTGACCCACTGCTTGCATATAACCCGGAAGATTATGACTATGGAACTAACTGGCTTGTCTACGCCTACCCTCCATCCCACGTCGACCTGCAGGCGTGGATAAATGTAGAAGATCGGTTACCAGAGGACGAAAAGCCCGTTTTGGCATATTACGGGTTTTACCGTGAAGAGGATGACCTTGGCGCTCGGTTTATCGGGACGCTGACATACTTTTCTCATGATCCAGATCCGCACTGGCAGCATGAAAGCACAGGCCTTTTTGTAACACACTGGAGGCCTCTGCCGGAGCCTCCGGCAGAGCTGGAGAAGCGGTTGAGGGGGTGATGGAGTGGCCGCCAAGCCTATTGAAATGATGCACGCACGGTTCGGGAAAGCGCCGGGGGAAAAGTGCAAAGATTGTCCTAGCCTGTTTGAAGCCTATTATGGAGACCGGAAGGTGCGGAAATTCCGGACATAAGCGATCTGCCCGAAGAGGCTCAGAAGCTGTACAGGGACATTCTGTCCGGTAATATCCTGAAAGGAGAATAACCATGGGATTTATTTTCCCGTACATAACGGGAGCGATTATCACATCGTCTTTCCTGAGATGGCTTGAAATGAGAAAGGGCAAAACGTTTGAAGAGCTGTGGGCAATGACGGTGTTCTGGCCGTTTGTATGGGCAAGCGCGCCTTGCATTGTAGTTTTCGATCTGTTGGATTCCATTGTGAGCGGAGGCGAGAAGAATGGCGGAGTACATTGACCGTAATCTTTGCGAATTATTGGCGGAGTATGACCAGTATTATACGCTTGTCGTTCCTCTGAGCAAAATAAGAAAACTGCCGGCCGCCGACGTTGCGCCGGTAGTTCATGGACGGTGGGAGTCAACAGGACTCATCAGTTGTAAGTGTTCAGTATGTCAGCACTTGGAATTAAAAGGAAATGAGGAGTATTTATATTGCCCTCACTGCGGAGCAAAGATGGACGGAGGAGCTCATGAGGCTGATTGATGCTGACGTACTTAACAGGAAGAAGAAATATTCTTTTCAGGTAATAGGTGGATGCTTTCCAAAAAGCGAGTGGTTTATAAAGCTGGAGGATTTGCACAGAGCTCCAACGGTTGACGCTGTTCCGGTGATCCGCTGCCGGGAGTGCAAACACTACCGAGAAACCAGGACGAATCGGTATGGAAACCTGATTTGCCGTTGTACAAGAATGGGAAAGCACGACATGGACTATCCGGTTAAGCCGGACGATTTTTGCAGTTACGGCGAAAGATCAACTGATTAATAAACTAACAAATCAACTAATTTGCAAATAAGTAAACAAACATCATAACTGTACTTATAATGTCGGAAGGAGAAAGTGAAGATATGAACCTGAATGAACTTGCAAAGGAAGCCCACCAGATCTCCGTGGATCATGGCTGGTGGGAGAAAGAGCCGTCTTTCGGGGACCTGGTGGCACTGATGCACTCCGAGCTGTCCGAGGCGCTGGAGGAGTACAGAGCAGGTCGGCCGATGGTGTGGCACGGGTGTATGTTCCCTGATCCTGAGTCTCAGTACGAATGTGAGATGAATGAAGGGTGCAAGCAGAACAGGGAGACGTGCAAAGCCAGAGATAAGAAGCCGGAAGGCATCGCCGTGGAGCTGGCGGACTGCATTATTCGGATTCTGGACTGGGCCGGGAAAGAGGGCGTGGATATGGACGCCATAATCCGGAAGAAGATGGCCTATAACCGGACGCGCCCGTACCGGCACGGCGGGAAGCTTCTGTGATGGAGGGATAGAGGTGGGCAAGCCTGTACGAATGACGGAAACCATCTGCTGGCAATGCGCAAACGCAGTTCCATCCTCCGACGGATCAAGAGGGTGCCCGTGGAGCCGGTCCTTTCAGCCGGTGCCTGGGTGGAGCGTCAGGAAGAGAAAAATATCTGTTTGCAGATGGGTAAACAAGAAAAACGTGTACGTCAAAATCGAGACGTACCACGTAAAGAAGTGCCCGCTTTTTGTCCCGGACGCAGGAGGTAGGAGGGTAAATATTGGGCATTGAAATATCCAGATTGAGCCCGGCGGCTCAAAAACAGATTATGGACAAATTGTGCATAAAGAAGCTGGAGAAGGAAGCGAAATATCGGAATAAGAAAACTCCACGAATGATGCCAAATGGGAAAGTCCGGATGTTTGACAGCTTAAAAGAGGCAGTCAGATATGATAAACTCATGATGCTGCTCAAAATAGGGCAGATACGGGACCTGCGCTTGCAGCAGACGTTTACCCTCCAGGAGGGATATGTAACGTCAGATGGACAAATCGTGCGGCCGATCACCTACAAGGCTGACTTTGTTTACCTGTCAAAGTGCGGGGAAGAGTGGAGGCGTATCGTGGAGGACGCGAAGGGAGTACAGACCGAAAAATACAAGATCAAGAAAAAGATGATGCTGGACAAGTTCGGCATCACCATCAGCGAAGTGTGAAGAAAGCCCGCTCTCGGGATATGAGGGCGGGCTGTTTTTACGCCAGGGGGAAAGGAAGGAGGGGGGACTATAGGGGGGAGGATAGATAGGGGGTAATAAATACGTCGGCGAGCGAAGCAATGCCGACACATTTTTCCCCCGTCGCTGTCGCAATCGTTAAAATCGCATGATAAAGTAAAAATACACACATCGGCCTGGAGGAGGTGGAGGAGATCATGCGTAAGGCCAAAAAAAAGGCAGAGACCAAAAACACAGGACGGCGCAATAAATACGCATCACACGTAGAGCCTAAGCTCATGCTGATTGAGGCATGGGCTAGAGACGGATTGTCCATTGAGCAGATCGCGCACAACTGCGGTGTTGCTGACAGTACGTTTCGGTCATATGTTCCGTTGCAACCGGCGCTGTCGGCGGCCCTATCGCGCGGGCGGGAGGTCTGCGACGTTGAGGTCGAGAATGCCCTGCACAAAAAGGCCATGGGCTACAATGCCAAGGTAAAAAAGCACTACAAGGTCAAGCGCATTGAGTACGATCCTGACACCGGAAAAAAGGTCTCTGAGCGCGAGGAGCTGGTAGAGGTCGAGGACGAGGTACATGTCCCTGCCGACACGGAGGCGCAAAAGTGGTGGCTGTCCAACCGCGACAAACTGGGCAAGTGGAGATATAAGCCGGAGCCAAAGGTTGAGGAGAGCGACAATGATACCGGCGTGATTGAGCTCCCAGCGCCGGCCGATGAACCTACTCCGCCTCCTGAGCTAATGGCGGAGATGGAGGCTCAGATGGCGGAGGAGGAGGCAAGATGATAAACAGATACGGAGATTTTGCGGTAGTGCCGTATGGCATGAGCCACAAAGACCAATGCAGGATTGCGGCAGATGGTATAGAGCGGATCAGGCAGGCCCTGGAAGGACAAGTAGTGCGTATCGAGATCAATTATGCAGTCGGCAGCAGCACAAAGCTGAGCTGGGAGGTATCGGTAGACGATGGGCGGTAATGTCGTGTGGTCTCCCCAGGCCAAGCAGGAGACCTGGATGCGTCGAGGCGAATACGAGAGCCTATACGGCGGAGCTGCCGGAGGAGGCAAGAGCGACGCCATGGTGGTGGAGGCCCTGCGCCAGGCCAATATCCCGCACTACAAGGGCCTGATCGTCCGCAAGACATATCCCGAGCTGGAGGAGCTCATCGAAAAGAGCATGGGGTACTATCCCAGGGCGTTCCCTGGCGCAAAGTACAACGCAAGCGCCCACGCCTGGAGATTCCCCAGCGGAGCGAAGATCCTTTTTGGCTCCATGCAGCACGCCAAGGACCGGACAAAGTACCAGGGCCGCGCATTTGATTTTGTGGGATTTGACGAGCTGACGCACTTCACCTGGGACGAGTATTCCTATCTGTTCTCCCGTAACCGGCCCAACGGCCCGGGTACGCGGGTGTACATCCGGGCAACGGCCAACCCAGGCGGAGTGGGGCACGGCTGGGTAAAGCAGCGGTTTATTACGGCAGGTCCGCCCCTCAAAACGCTGTGGGAGGCTGTTGTGGTCAAGTTCCCGGACGGGCACAAGGAGACAAGATACCGCTCCAGAGTGTTTGTGCCGGCCTCTGTCTTTGATAACGGCCGGCTGCTGGAGAATAACCCTCACTACATCGACAACCTGGCTATCATGTCACCGGCAGAGCGCGACGCGCTGCTTTACGGCAACTGGGACAGTTTCGAGGGCCAGGTGTTTACCGAGTGGCAAAATGACCCTGACCGGTATGCAGACCGTATCAATACCCACGTGATTAACCCTTTCCGCGTGCCGGACACCTGGAGAGTTTGGCGCGGCTTCGACTGGGGCTATTCACGGCCCTTTTCCGTCGGCTGGTATGCCGTTGACCACGATGGGCGCATGTATCGTATTCGGGAGCTGTACGGATGCGACGGCACGCCAAACCGCGGTGTGCGGTGGGAGCCCGCAAAAGTCGCCCAGGAGATCCGGCGGATTGAGTCCGAGGACCCCAACCTCAAAGGGCGCACCATCCGAGGCGTGGCCGATCCGGCCATATTTAACGACGCCGGGACCGAGAGTGTGGCGGCCCTCATGGAGCGGCAGGGCGTGTACTGGGACCGCGGAGACAATGACCGGATTGCCGGTCAGATGCAGGTGCATCACCGTCTGGCCTTTGACGACCGCGGGATACCGATGCTCTATGTGTTCTCCACCTGCCGGCACTTTATCCGGACCTTGCCCAACCTGGTATACGACCAGACCGACGTGGAGGACGTTGACACCGACGGCGAGGACCACATCTACGACGAGCTGCGGTATATCTGCATGGCAAACCCCATGAGCCCGCGGCCGCCCACCAAGCGCAAGGTAATGATTTGGGACCCGCTCAACCAGGACCCGCTCCACCAGCACGACAAGCAGCTTGACGCATACGACTTTTACAGGAGGATTGGCTAATGGACGACAAAATGGTAAATATGGCCGCTCCGGACGGTGGAGGAGACGTGGCGGCAGCTGCACTCACCATCGGCAAAGAGCAGGCCAGAGAGGCAATGACCGTTTTGCAGAGATACAAGCGCGGCAAGGCAAACCTGGAGTCCAGAATCATTGAGAACCAGAAATGGTATCGCCTGCGGCACTGGGAGCTGCTGCGCAGCAAGCAAAACGGCGAAAACCCGGAGCCCGTGTCCGCGTGGCTCTTCAACACCGTGATGAACAAGCACGCTGACGCCATGGACAACTACCCGGAGTACAATGTCATGCCCCGAGAGCAAAGCGATGAGCAGGACGCAAAGACGATCTCCTCCGTTCTTCCGGTCGTGCTGGAGCGGGCCGACTTTGAACAGACTTACTCCGACAACTGGTGGGACAAGCTCATCAGCGGGACGGCAGTATACTCCCCTGTGTGGGATTCCAGCATAGACAACGGAGTAGGAGACATTGCCATCCGGCAGATTGACCTGCTCAATTTCTTTTGGGAGCCAGGTGTGCAGGACATCCAAAAGAGCCGCAATGTCTTTTTTGTAGAGCTGGTGGACACGGATGTGCTGGAGGACAGCTATCCCGTGCTGCGCAACAAGCTGAGCGCAAAGGGATTCACCCTGGCCCGGTACGACTACGACGACGATGTGGACACAGAGGACAAGTCGGTCCTGGTCCACTGGTACTATAAGCGCAAAGTCGGGGACAAATCGGTTCTGCACTACGCTCAGATTTGCAATGAGGAGGTGCTCTTCTCCTCCGAAAACGAGGGGTACGAGGATGGATGGTATGCCCACGGCATGTATCCCTTTGTGCTGGACGTGCTTTTTCCGGAAAAGGGGACTCCCGTGGGCTTTGGCTTTGTAGACATCTGCAAAGACCCTCAGATGTACATCGACAAGCTCAACGGCCTGATACTGATGAACACCGCACTGGCGACAAACCCCCGGTGGTTTGCCCAGGACAATAATCCGGTCAACGAGGAGGAGTATCTGGACCAGTCCAAAAAGCTGGTCCATGTGGCCGGATCGCTTGACGAGACGCACCTGCGTAAGATCGACGTGGAGCCGGTGCCCGGGAATACCCTCAATGTGCTGCAAATGCGCATTGACGAGATGAAAGAGACCAGCGGCAACCGCGACGTGTCCAGCGGATCGACCGGAGGCGGTGTGACGGCAGCCGCGGCCATTGCAGCCCTCCAGGAGGCGGGCAACAAGGGGAGCCGTGACATGATTAACGGCTCTTACCGGGCATACAAAAAGATGGGCTACATGATTCTGGAACTCATGCGGCAGTTCTACGACGAGCCGCGGTACTTTAGGATTTCCGCACCGAACGGTGCGGCGGAATATGTGGCCTTCAACAACGCCAATATGGGCAATCAGGTTGCTGTGCTGGACGAGTCCGGCCGGCCGTTGTACCGTAAGCCTATCTACGACATCAAGATCAGCGCACAAAAGCGCAGCGCAATCTCCCGAGAGGTGGAGAATCAACGCGCCACAGAGCTATACGGGGCCGGATTCTTTAACCCGGAGCGGGCGCAGGAGGCCATGATCGCCCTCGACATGATGGAGTTTGAGGGGAAAGACAAAGTGCTGGAAAAGGTCATGCAGGGCCAGACCCTCATGAACATGCTCCAGCAAATGAGCGCACAGATGCAGCAAATGGCGGCTATCATCCAGTCTACCACCGGCATTGCACAGCAGCCAACCGACGGATCTGGCGGAGGAGGAGGGAAAACGGCTGGCGGCTCCTCTTCCATCGGGGCAAAGACCAGTGACGCAATGACGAAGACCAGCACCCCGTATGCCCAGCAGCTTGCGTCAAGAGCGACACCTGATATGTCCAAGGCGAGACAAGGAGTGAGCGCACAGTGACAAAGATCACATGCTCCGGCCGTGGAGACAGATACTATCTCTCCGCGGTAGGGCACGCAGGGTATAACCCGGGGCAAGACATTGTGTGCGCTGGTGTATCGGCCATCCTGGAGTCACTGTCGATCTATCTCGACAACTGCGGAGACCACGCGAGGAACGCGCACCAAAAGCGAGAGCCCGGCCGCTTTGTATTGCGCTGTTCCGGCGACGAGGCGGTGGGAGAGGCATGGAAAATGGCCTGTCTCGGGCTCTTGTCCATCGCTGAGACATATCCATCCCACGTATCAGTCCAATTTGATCTGGAGGGCATGTAAAAAAATTTTTGAATCACTGTCGCAATCGGGCAAAACCCATGGTACAGTAAAATTGTCCCTGAGAAGCGCGAAGCACCCGAAGCAGGGAGACAGAGAACCACGGAGCCGAAAAAGCAGTTGCGCCTGCGGCGCAAGGTGTTTTTCGCGGAGTGGTGAGCAGTCGACCGTGGCGGAGGGAGCGGAGCGTGAGCCCCACAGTACTGCTTCTTTCTCCGTAGACCGCGGTATCAGTCCTCCCTGCTGATACCGCGGTCCCCACATATCGCCCATTGCCGCACGAGGCACAGGGCGAGACCAAACAGCCACACGGGGCTTTGTACCGCGGAGGAGGCAACTCTATGACCTGCGACGATATGAAACTGCGTAAGATCACCCTGGACCTCTTTGACGGAGGCGCAGCAGGGGACGGCGCGGCGGCTGGGACCAATGGCGACAACTCCGGCAGCAGCCAGCCGGAGAATACGGGCGGGGCCGATGGCCGGGAAGCTCCTGACGCCGGGGAGGAAAAAACACCTGAACAGCGCGCGGAAGAGTTCCGGGCACTGATTCGGGGCGACTACAAGGATCAGTTCGCAAAAGAGACTCAGGAGATCATCAACCGTCGATTCAAGGAGACCAAAACGCTCCAGGAGACCATCGAGGCGCAAAAACCCCTGCTGGATATGCTGGCCTCCAAGTATGGCGTTGACGCTGGGGACGTGGATGCAATCCGTCAGGCCCTGGAATCCGACGAATCAACCTGGGAGCGTGCAGCGGATGAGGCTGGTATGGACGTTGAGTCCTACAAGCGGCTGCACGCGGCGGAGGCTGAGCTTAACCGCATTCGCGAGGCTCAGCGGCAGAGCCTGAAAGAGCAGCTTGCCCAGCGTCAGCTGGGTGCCTGGATGCAGGCAGAACAGGAGCTGAAAGGGGAATATCCCGACTTCGACCTGAAGAAGGAGATGGAGAACCCTGCTTTTGTTTCCATGCTGAAAGCCGGCGCTCCCATGCGGAATGTCTATGAGTCTCTCCACATGAACGAGATCAAGGAAAAACTGGCGCAGACCGTGAAAAGCACGACCGAAAAGAGAGTGGTGGACAATATCCGGGCGAAAGGACAGCGGCCCTCTGAGGGCGGCAACTCCGCCGGAGTCTCCGTCTCATACGACGTGCATAAGCTGACGGCGAAAGACCGCGCGGAGCTTGCACGGCGCGCAGAGCGGGGAGAGCACGTTACATTCAGCTAAGCTCTCCCGGAAAGGAGAGAACATGTATAACAGCACCAACCTTGCTTTCAACCTGCGGCCGGTAAACCTGCGGCTGTTTGACGGCAACCCCAATACCAACGTCACCACCGACCTTACGGTGGAGATGAAGACCTACTATGATGATCGCCTGATCGACCTGGCGCAGCCTCTTCTGGTACATGACCAGTTCGGCCAGAAGCGGCCGATCCCCAAGAATGGCGGTAAAACCATTGAGTTCCGCAAGTACGCGCCTCTGACCAAGGCCACCACCGCCCTTACCGAAGGTGTGACTCCGGACGGCAAGAAGCTCTCCGTGTCCAAGATCGAGGCCACGGTCAAGCAGTACGGCGACTATGTGACCCTTTCTGACGTCCTGCTGCTGACCGCCATCGACAACAACCTGACCCAGGCTCAGAACCTGCTGGGCAATCAGGCTGGTATGACGCTGGACACCATCACCCGTGACATTCTGGTCACCGGTACCAACGTGCAGTATGCGGAGGGCCAGGTTTCCAGCCGGGCCGATCTGGTGGGCGGCGACGAGACCGCGGAGAACAACCACTACATGACCGTCAAGTGCATCAAGCTGGCTGTGCGGTCCCTGAAGAACCAGAACGCCCCCAAGATCAACGGAGACTACGTTGGCATCATCCATCCCGACATCGCCTTTGACCTTACGGAGGACCCCGAGTGGAAGTTCCCCCACCAGTATGTGGACACCGAGAACATCTACTCCGGCGAGATCGGCAAGATTGCTGGCGTCCGGTTTGTTGAGACCACGGAGGCCAAGAAGATCCCCAATGCCGGAAAGAACACGTCTTCCGGCAGCTCCGACCGAGATGTTTACTGCACTCTGGTTTTGGGCGACAACGCCTATGGCGTTACCGAGGTGACCGGCGGCGGCCTGGAGTTCATCGTGAAGCAGCTGGGCTCTTCCGGTACAGCCGACCCCCTGAACCAGCGCGCTACCGCTGGCTGGAAGGCCATTAAGACGGCGGAGATTCTGGTTGACCAGTACATGGTCCGTATCGAAACCACCTCCACCTTCAACGATCATCAGGCGAACTAAGAAGCGCGGAGCGCCCGGAGCAGGGAGACAGAGAACCACGGAGACCGGAAAACAGGCCGGGCGAGGCCCGGCGGCATTTCCGGCGGAGTGGTGAGCAGTCGACCGTAAGCGCAGGGAGCAGAGCGTGACAGAAGGGAGGATAACATGGCAGAAAAAAAGACTCCCGAAAAGGTGAAAATCCACCTTTTCCAGGACGACAACCGCTACTCCGGTGATGTGTTCGTCGGCCTGAATGGCATCGGATACAATATCAAGCGCGGCGTAGACGTTGAGGTCCCCAAGGGCGTAGCGGAAATCCTGGAGAACCAGGCACGCGCCCGCGAGGAGGCCACGCGCAGATCCACTCAGCTTCAGACTGAGTTTGAAGAAGAAACCAAACGTCGATTTGGTTAATTACGGCACAAAGAGGGCCGGGCGTTGCCCCGGCCCTCTTTTCTTATTGAGAGGAGGGTAGACGTGAGGAGCGTCACAATAGAGGTTTATTCGGAATACGTCCGGAAGTCCAGCCGGCTTGCAGGCGTTCAGGGCGCAGGTAATGTGACCGAGGTTATCATCATCCCGGATAATAGCTGGGACGGCATGGCAAAGACGATCACCTGGTTTGACGCGCACGGAGAAAATCCGGTGAAAGTCATTCTTCCCGTTGACGGCGCAAAGAAACTGGAGGACGGGAGATATGCCTGGAGCAGTCTGATCCCTCCTGAGCCGTTGAAATATGCGGGCGAGTGCTCCTTTGTTATGGATGGATTTGTGGACGGCAAGCGGGCAAGGACCATCGGAGACAAGATGGAGGTAGCCTTTGCCCCATATGCCGAGGACCCTGCTGATCCTTCCGATCCGACTCCAAGCCAGGCGGAACAGCTCCAAAAGCAGATGGACCAGATCCTTGCAACCATTCAAGACGCCAATGACGCGGCAAAATCCGCAGAGGAAAGCCTGAATGCCATCCAAGAAGCGATTGATAACCTTCCGGAAGGTGCTACTTTGGTCATTGACAACATGACCACCGGAGGGAAGGCCGCTGCACTCAGCGCAGAGCAGGGCAAACTGCTCGGATCTCTTTCCAATCTGACCAATCCTCAGTTGGCGCTTGCGAATTTGGGGGCAGGGGTGCGGCCGAACCTAGCCAGAAACCCTGATTTTAAAATCAACCAGCGCAATTTTTCGAGCGAGGACTGGAGAAGTGGGTACGGGCCTGACGGGTGGAGCTCGACTGGTGGCGGTGGTCTTGAATACTCTGGTGGACCAGTAAAAACAAATAATCAGTATCTATTGCAGTTCTACGAGCCCGGGGAGATAGTTGCAGGAATTTACACTATTTCAGCACTCTGCACGGATAATATACAGGCCGAAATTGGATTTTGGGGCGGATCGTCGGTAGGAGAGCCTAGTGCCAACTATGACAACGGGATTGCGAGTGTAACCATCGAAATTCCTGAGTCTATTGTTGACTCGGGCAAAAATCCATATCTGTACATCCTTTGCAAGAATAACGGAACAATTTCTTATGTTAAGGTGGAAAGAGGTCCTAATCAGACTTTAGCTTATCAAAAATCTGACGGTACATTAGAACGGCTCCAACAGCCTGGCATCAACCAGTGGCAGATGCTGGCGGAGTGCCAGCGGTATCTTTATTCCCCGTTTTATGGTGCATTTCCAACGGCTCCGATTGGCACTGTGTTTGTCAGCAACCAAACGACCGGATTTGTAATGGTAAAGACGCCTGTTCTCATGCGCACAAAGCCGGTATTCTCTGGCGATCCGTCAAAACTTTGGATCGTAAAGAGCAACGGAGGAGGCGCACAAAGACCTTCCGCGTTGAGCGTAATGGGTATGTCCGGGTGTGGCGTGTTCCTGTCCGTCACTGCGTCTTTCGAGGATGGAGGACAATACATCATGTATTCTGAGGACGTGTCAAACCCGTCGGATTTCCTTCTCTCCGCCGAGTTATGAGGTGATAGCATGGATGAAAACATGAAAGCTGCGGTATATGTCAAAACCGACGAGAGCGGCCGCATCATCCGCTGTGATGGAGGCTATACGACACCGGAGGACCTATCCGGATGGACACAGATTGACGAGGGCACAGGGGACAAGTACAACTTGTGCCAGAGCCATTATTTTGACGGCGGCCTTTACACCGAGGACGGTATCCCACGGTACAAGATCGTGGACGGCCTGGCAGCAGAGCGAACTCCGCAGGAGATTGCGGCGGACCGGGCTAATGTACCTCCTCCCGCGGCTGACAAAAGCGACCAGATTGAAATTGCGGTCATGGCATTTACAGCGGCGGCCGTCGACATTGAGGATACCGTGGCATTGCAGATTCCGGACCTTTTCCCCACGTGGGCGGACGTGTTGAAGGAAGGTAAGGAACTGCCGGCGGGCCGCATCATCCAGGACGGCGGGCAGCTTTACCGCGTGGTGCAGGCCGTCACGCCCCAGGAGGGCCAGCCGCCCCACGGGGATGGTATGCTGGCGGTCTACCGGCCAATTAACCAGCAACACGCTGGGACGGCAGATGATCCCATTCCGTGGGTAATGGGAATGGACTGTACGGAAGGAACCTATTACAGCTACAAAGGCAAGGTATACCGTGTGGCCGTTGGCGGCAGCATGACTCCCTGCGTATGGCCGCCTGACACCGGCGGTATGTGGCAGTGGGAGGTTGTGGAATGACCATAAACGAAGTTCTTTCCAGACTCCGAAAGGTAAAGGCGAGCGCATACGACATCAATACGCTTGGTGCATGGCTTGTTGAACTGGATCGCAGATTACTGAACGAGTTCTTCAGCAATTACGGAGAACCTGAAATTGCGGTAAATTCGTTCCCGGAGGACGGAGACAAGCCGCTCCTGATCCCGGATGAATATGTATCTGTTTATGAGACATATCTGTCCATGAAGATCGACTACTTTGACCGAAACTGGAATGCTTACAACGCTTCTCTCGCAATGTTTAATTCCGAGATCGAGGAGTTTAAGGCATGGTGGAATCGGACGCACAAGTGGACAAAGGAAAGCGGCGGATTTAAAAATCTGTTTGGATAAGAAGCGCGGAGCACCCGGAGCAGGGAGACAGCGAACCGCGAAGACCGGAAAACAGGCCGGGCGAGGCCCGGCGGCATTTCCGGCGGAGTGGTGAGCAGTCAACCGTTGCGGAGGGAGCGGAGCGTGAGAAAATCAAGGAGGTGGACGGATTGAAATTTCCATACGTTCAGGGTAGGAATAAGACGGAACAGCAGATTGTTCGGTTTTCTGGCCTGGACTATCGCGTAGGAGCGGCAGACGGAACGCTTGCTGACAGTAAAAATCTATCTTCCGCATTATTCCCTGGCATTTATCAGCGCGGCGGCCGCAGCATTTATGGAGAGTATGATTCTCCCACCTCCATCTTTTCCAGAGAAAAGCTGTGTGTGGTAGACGGAAGCGACTTTATCTACGATGGTGAAAAGATCGGAAACGTCACGCCCGGAGAAAAACAGATGGCTGTGGTCAACACAAAGCTGGTGATTTTCCCGGACAAGATGTATTTTGATCTCCAAAACAAGGAGTTCAAGACATTGGAGCCGTCTGTCACCGCGCTTCCGAATACCGCGGTGTTTACGAAAAACACCCTGAAACTGACGCCGAATCCCGCCATGCAGGAAATCGCTGTGAATTACGGGCGGTACTATGACAGCCGATACCGTGTATATTGCCGGTACTATGACTCCGTTTCGTGGAGTGGATCCAGCTGGGAAAAGACAAATCAACAGGACAGTGACTGTTCAAACGTCATATCGTTTGAAGAGGATGATGCTGGAACGTTGATGGGGAAATATATGATCCCCAGCAAAACAGAAAACAATGTCTATGAGGTACCGGTATGGGCCAGAGAAAGCAGCGGAGACGGACCTAACCCGGAAAACATGGATGGTGTTTACGGGATCGTAAACCATGTAAAGTACCGTCAGAAAGACAATTCCAATATGGAGGTTTGGACCGTCTCCCTCCAGCTCTATGACGGCTCTCAAAAAAATCAGCTTATGAATCAGCTATTTAAAGTAGGCGACGCAGTAACCATTTCCGGTTGTACCGGAGATCGGGAGAAAAACAACCAGACGTTGATTGTACGGGCAGTTTCGGAGGACACATTAACCTTTGACGAAAATGTGTTTGCGGAAGGATCTGAAAATGCCACGATCACCGTGAAGCGCGTAGTCCCGGATTTGGAGTATATCTGCGAGAGTGAAAACCGCCTGTGGGGCGTCAAGGGTACCGATATTTATGGCTCCGCATTGGGAGACCCGGGAAACTTTGATGTATTCGACGGATTGACCACGGATTCTTTCCGGGTGGCCGTTGGAAGCGAGGGGCCTTTTACCGGGTGCATCGGTTATTCTACCGGCGTTCTTTTCTGGAAAGAGAAAACCCTTCACCGTCTGGTTGGATCGACGCCGAAAGACTATCAGCTTTACTCCTACACTTTGACCGGCCTCCAGAAGGGAAGCTGGCGGTCCATGGAGATTATCAATGAGGTGCTCTTCTACAAGGCCGCAAACGGCGTGTATGCCTACCAGGGAGGCACCCCCGTATTGGTATCCGAAGTATTTGGGAACCACCGGTTTACGGAAGCATCGGCCGGCACGGACGGCTCCAGATACTATGTATCCATGAAGGACAGCTCCGGAGCATGGGGCCTTTATGTGTACGACATTCAAAATGGACTTTGGATGAAAGAAGACGAAAGCGAGTGTCATTATTTTGCGCAGGTGGAGGGGAAAGTGCATTTCCTCTCCGGGAGCAAAGTCTATGTCGCGGAGAATGCAGCCTTTGACGGAGAATGGTACGCGCATTTGAATCCTATGAATGAGACCGTATTGAACCGAAAGGGATATAGCAAAATCGGATTGCGGATGCAGCTTTCACAGGACGCCTGGGTAAAGGTGGAGAGAAGATCCGGACCGAAAACGGCGTGGGAACAGGTATGGGCCTCTCCGGACAGCCATAGCGGAGTGGTAGAAATACCGATTCTTCCGTACCTTTCGGACGCGCTGGAGCTGAAGATCTCCGGACGTGGTAATTGCCTGCTGGAAAGCATGGTCCGGACCTTTGACGTAGTGGGGTAATCGTATATGGCGGTATTTTCAAAACAGCCCCCGTTTGTAGACGGGAAAGACCAGAAAGCCTCCATTCAGGCACTATCCGACTATATCCGTCTGATGCAGGAGCAGATCGAGTTTTCTGTCACGACCATAAACAACCGTCTCGGCGGCCTTTCGGATGATGGTCAGCAGACCGGGCTCACCATTGAAGCGATTGGCAAAAGCATTTCATCCATAAACGAATCTATTTCCGGAATTCAAAGCGAAATAGAGAGCATAAACAGCTCCATCTCCTCCATAAAGAAGAGATTGGACGCATTGGAAGGAGCATAGTCCATGTACAAACCGTATAAAAAAGGAGAAAACAAGGAGCTTGACGATCTTCTTGTGGCCTCCGGAACGCAGTATCAAACGGCCAGGCAGAACGGAGACTGGGAGGGTATGCAGGCCGCGAACGACGCGGCGAACCGGCTCAGAAATGAGTATGGATATGCCTCTACCGATGCCTCTGCCGACATCAACAAATTCAAGCCGAAAGATGCGCAGCCGAGTTCTTCTCAGCTCAGCACGTTTTCTTATGAAAGCGCACCTGACTATATCAGCAGAAATCAGGACCTTATCAACGAGGTCATGGACCAGATTTTGAATCGGCCTGATTTTGAATACAACCCGGAAAACGATCCTACCTATCAGAACTATGAAAAGCAGTACACAAAAGCCGGAGAGCGCGCCATGCAGGACACCTTGGGAGAGGTATCCGCACGCACCGGAGGGCTTGCCTCCTCCTATGCCGGTACCGTATCTCAGCAGGCATACAATCAGTACATGGATGCACTGTCCGATAAAATCCCCGAGTTGGAACAGCTTGCATATGAGCGGTATATGAGCGAAGACGACATGCTCCGGGATCAGCTCAACATGCTTATGGCCTTGGATCAGAACGACTTCAACAAATACCTTGCAAGCCTTGACCAGTACAATGCAGACCGCAATTTCGGATATGGATTGTTCTCAGATAACCGAAACCTGGCTTATCAGATGGGACGTGACCAGGTGGCAGACAGCCAGTGGCAGCAGGGATTTGACTGGCAGAAGGAAACCGATCAGCGCGACTTTGATTATCAGAAGCAGCAGGACGAGCTTACGTGGGCCTACCAGAAGGACAGCGACGCCTATAATCGGGCCATGCAGAAGTGGCAGATGACCGGAGTGCTTGACCAGGAAAGCGCGGCTATTCTTGGACTTCCGGCTGGTACAAAAACAACGGACTACCAGTACCAGCTTGCACAGATGGCGCAAATGGGCCGCAGCGGATCTGGAGGAGGCGGAGGAAGCAGCTCCAGCAAGAAAAAGAATTCCGGTGGAGGCGACATTTACAAAACGCTCTATGACAACGGAGTCCGTTCTGAGGGTGATGCTTATGCAGCGCTCCTTTCCGCAGGGTATAGCAGCACGGAGGCAGGAAAGATCGCGGAATATTTCATGACGATGCTGAAGAACGGAGACTTTGAGGTTGACGAATACGAAGGAGCAGAAGTCGACTTGGATTCTGTTCTTTCCCTTGGCTACGGTCCTATTTCCGCAGATTACCTTGACGAACTGGAGAAGAGCGGGAAAGTGGAAAGCTATGTGGATAACGGAATGATTAAGTTCAGAAAAAAGAAAGAGCAAACTTCATCCCCCTCTTCTGGACTTTCCGGCATTCTGTTTAAATAATGGAGGATAGATTATGGCAAACGAATATACCAAAAGGTATCTCGAAAAAAGAAAAAGCCAAAAAGAGCAAACCCCGTCACTTTACCAGCTTGCGAAAGAAAGAACGGAGTCCCAGCTCAAATCTTATACTCCGCAGCCGACGCAAAAACAGCCAGCTAAGACTACTACCCGCGTAAATAAGCTGGATGTTCAGGACGAAAGAGCATACCTAAGCAAAAAGCGTTCCTCTTTCTCTGAACGCATGAAAACGGCCGGAAGCTCCAGCATTTCCGATCAGCTTAAATCCTTCAGCAAGGAGCGGAGCTTGATTCGTCAGTACGAAAGAGACAAGCGCAAAAAGGAGTCCGATGTTTTTGGCACTCCTTCCAAAATCACGCCCTCTGCATCTGATTCTGAAAAAATTTCCTATGGAATGGGAGGAACTCCTTTTTCTTCTCCGAGCGAGATCAGAAAACAGGCCCAGGCGCGCCTTGATTATACAAAAGATATGAACCGCCCCAGCGCAGGAGAGTATCTTGGAGCCATTGGCACCGGAGGCCTGTCCAGCTTTAACCAGGCTCTTTTTTCCACTCTTGACTTCTTTACTCCGACTGAGCTTTTGTTTGGGGAGGAAAATGACCCCGTAAGCAAACTGAACCGGTACTACTCTTCCGAGAAGGACAAATATATGACGCGCACACAGGACACCTTTGAGCGTTCTGGAGAGGCCGGCAAGTTCATCGGAGAGCTTGGCGTGAGCACGGTTCAGACCCTGCCGAACACCATTCTTGCCCTCATGAGCGGCGGCGGAAGTATCGCGGCACAGGGATCTTCTGCGCTTGGACAGTCCGCCACAGGCCTTGCCGGTACAATCTCCACAGCATTCAACAATATGGTGCGCACTCCCACCTTTTGGACTTCCACCCTTCAGATGGTGGGCCCTGCCTATGACGAGGCAAAGTCAGAGGGCGCCGGGGAAATCGAGGCAATGACCACCGCCCTTATTTCCGGCATTATCAACTCTGGTGTAGAGGTCGGAGGCGGCCTGGAAACACTTCCTTCTCAGATCCGCAGCGGGAATACTAACGTCATTCGCGAGTGGGTATCCTCCATGCTGGATGAAGGCAAGGAAGAAGTTGTGCAGGGAATTGTGGATAACCTGACCAGAAAGTCGATATATGACCAAAACCGCGAGTGGTTTTCCACAGATGATGAAAATGCTGTGTTCAATCCAGTTCGCTCCGCTGAGGAGTTTGCCGGAGGCGCATTGGTAGGCGGCCTTCTTGGCGGCGGTCAGATACTGACCAGCAATGCAATCAACCGGGCCGGAGCAGCAATTCAGGAACAGGCGCAACGTAAGGCCGACGCAATCCCTCCCTCTGCAACCAGAGACGATATTCTATACCAGCTTGCTCAGGACATGGCAAATGATCGGCTTGGAGGTGTAAACGAAGATAAAGTTTCGGTTGCGCCTCGTTCTTCCAACCCGTATACTGTTTATACACAGGGCCCGCAGCCTGCACAAAAAGTAAATCCTGCACGCGATCCGGCAATGGTCGATTACATTGCGGAAACTTTGGGGAAAAACGGCTCAGTATCTATGCGTCGCCTGTACGACGGAGAAATGGACACTGACACCTATTCTGCCGAGTTCTTGGAGAGTTACAGCGCAGGCATGAGAGGAGACGAAAAGCCAGCCCCTCAGAGTTTGACCCCTGCTCAGTCTGAGGCGGCCTATGTCGCGGGGCAGGCGGACAGAAAGGGAAAGGCAGCCGCTCCGATTGGACGGCAGACAGGAGGAGACATCTATGGCAGAACAGAAGAAGCACTGGTGGGACGGCATGAAGTGGGAGGATATGACCCCGGAGGAGCAGGTGGCCCGGTATTACGGGAACGAGGAGCGTCCCAAACCGGTGACAGCCGAGCAGATCGAGGAAATGAGGCAATTCCTGCTGGCCGACCGGGCCCGGCGGGAGCGGGAGAAGCGGGGAGAGAAGTAACCAAAACCGCCCGTTCTTGGCAGGAGGATCCGGCCGCGTTCACCGCCAGGAGCACGGAGCGGGGCGGGGTGATCCGGCAGATGGGGAATGCGTCGGTGGCTTTGGGAGAGCGCGGGTCGGAAGCTCTGACCGCTATCTATGATGGTAGTGTAGACGCGGATTCCTTTTATGACGGGTTCTCTGCCTACTATCATGCGGGCGTTGCCGGGATGGACATGGACAAGGTAAAGACAGGCTCCTCCACCGTGCTGAACAGCGTGCAACGGAAGGCAGTCTATCTGGCCGGACAGAACGACGCAGAGGCCGGGCTCCGCCGGGAGCAACGGGCGGCCCAGTATGCCAAGAGCGCCGGTAGCGACAGTGGACTGATCTACGATGACTTTGTACGGCAGGCCGTAGAGAGTGGGCGGACCATGGAGGATGTGAACGGCGAAACGAGGGAGTACCTCAATGCAGATACGGCGGCCAAGATCAACCGTGTAGCAAAGGCTCTGGGCGTGCGGGTACAATTTGTGGACAGCATCAGTGTCAACGGACACAACGACGCAGCCAACGCCCAGATCAAAGGCTCCGAGGTGCAGATCCAGAGGGACAACGAAAACCCGGTCATGTTCCTGGTCGGCCATGAGATAACACACCGGATACAGGAGCTTGCCCCCAAGGAATACCGGGCGTTCCGGGCGGCGGCGGCAAACGACCGCATTGTGCAGGCGGCCGTGAAAATGCAGATGGAGAACCATGCCCGGCGAGGGGGAGACATCACATATGAGGAAGCTCTGGACGAGGCGGCGGCGGACTATGCAGGGCGGCTGATCGATGACGGCAAGGTGCTGGACGACTTCATTGCGCGGAACCGGGAGGATCGGACGCTGCTGCAAAAGGTTCGGGACGCTATCCGCTCTATCATCAAAAAGCTGACCGGGGCGGAGAGGGAAAAGGCACAGACCGCCGAGGGCAAGCTGACCGCTGCTCTGGAGGCTGCGGCGCGGCAAGCGCGGCGCTTGCAAGAGAACTCCGGCAGTGCTACAATGGGCAAAACTTCTCTGAAATCTCTGACCGAGGCGGAACGGGGGGCGCTGCTGCAATACAAGAGCAGCGAGAGCTACAAGGTCAACGCCAAACTGCGGGATGGCATCACCCTGACCAAGGCGGAACAGAAAATGGTAGAAGAGCTGGACCGCGCCTTGGAGAAGCTGCCGCGGTATGAGGGGACAGTCTACCGCAGGCTGTCCTTCGACATGGAGGGACGGGCGGCGCTGGACGCGTTTCTGGCGGCGCACGAGGCAGAAACCGTGGTGCGAAGCGCGGCGTATACATCCAGCTCTTCGGACATTGACGGATACCCTGTGAGCGGCGAGCTGACCGTCACACAGGTTATCTCCGGAAAAACCGGTAGGGACATGGCCGGTATCGGGAACAACAGTGAGAGCGAAATCCTGTTTGCCCGCAACACCCGTTTCTATGTTGAGAACATTGGAGCAGATGCAGCGGGGAAGCCGGTTATCTATATGGAGGAGGTTGCAGAACATGGCACTAGACAACTTTATTCCCAAGAACACGGTCAAGCAATGCAACAAGTGCAAGCACCTGCAGGCGAAAACGGCGAGCTGCAAGCGATATCCGGATTGGATACCGGACGAGGTACTGACTGGGGAAGGGTGCCCGGAGTTCGAGAAGAAGGAAACGAAGAAGTAAAATTCTCCCTCAAGGCCCCGGAGGCTGAGGCGCGTCAGGCACGTCGCTTGCAAGACGAAAATACCGATGGCACAATGAGCACGGCAAGAAATTCTTTCAAGGAGGACCTGGAGCATGGAAGAACAAGAGAAGAAACAAGGGAAGCTTTCCTACGCCGAGCGAATGGCGATGGCCTTGCAGTCTATGAAGGGGAAACCGCTGCCTACGGATTTCGACGAGTGGGAGACGCCTCTGCGGGCGGATATCCTGGAGAAGCTACACGAGAGGCGCGAGAAACCTGGCGAGAACTGACCGCCCTCGGTATTTCTTCGGATGTCATTGAGGGTCCCGTTTTGCGCAATCGCGGCGGCATTACAGTCGCTCGGGATGTGCCGCAAGCTGTCACAGCTGACGGTTCTCACATCTTCATCAGCAAGGATGCATCGATCTCCCCGCGCAACGTCGCAGGACATGAGGCATTCCACCTCTGGAAACGTGGAAAGGGCCGGGACGCCTATATCGAAATCGTGGAGGAAAATCTGATTTATACACACCCGAGCTTTCTCCACTTCCAGTCTACGATTGCGGAGTCATATCTGGGCGGGGAGGCGGATTTGTCCAATGATGCGCAAATGAATAAACTGCGCGAGGAGATTTTGGCCTATATCAGCGGTAATATCCACGAGGGGACCAACGATGCTGATATGCGGCCCATGTTTTATGATTTCGATGCGGTAAAAACTGCTTGGGATACACTGGTAAAAGAAAACACCGTGGGGACCCGGCTTCCCATGAAAACTCCAAGTGCAGAGGATGCACAGTTCTCTCTGAAAGGGGACACGGTAAGCAAGAGCTATGCTGCCATACTGGAAGAGAACCAACTGCTGCGGGAACGGGTGGAATACTGGAAGGGGCAGACCCGGAAAACAAAGCGCGTGACCACCGACAAAAAGGCGGTGGAGCAGTCGGCACGAGAGTTGATCCATTCCTACGGATCCGATCTGGCGGTGGACGACATCTCCGGGGACCTCCAGAGCCTATATGACTACATCGCAAGCGGCTACGACGGAAAGAACGAGCTGACCTATACGGAGGCGCGCCGCCGGGCAGAAGCCATTGCCCGCCAGCTTGTGGGCAAGGCCGTGGCCGCAGACACCGAACTGTACGACCAATACAGCGACCTTAGGAATTACCTACGGACAACAAAGTTGATCGTCAGCGAGGCGGACAGCCACAACATTCCGGACTACGGGGCGTGGCGCAAGCAGCGCTTTGGACGGCTGAACCTGACCCGTGGAGATGTGACCAACATCGATCGGGTGTACGAGGATCTGTCCGAACGGTGGCCGGAGTTCTTCAATTCCCAGCGTGAAATCAGCACGGCGGACCAGCTGCTCCGCATTGCGGAGGTGGCGGACACTCTGTACGACATCACGGAATACAATCCATTTTCTGAGTACATGGAGCAGGCGGTGGATGGCGCGGCCAACGAGGTCATGGAAATCTTCTTTGACCTGCCCCAGACCCGAAAGACCTTTGCAGACCGCCAAGCCATGAAGCTGCAAGAGGCCAAGGCCAAAGGGCAGCGGCAGGCGCAGCGGATCCGCGAGCAGAACTCTACGCGGCTGGAAACCCTGCGGCAAGAAAACCGGGAGCGGGTGCGCCGCGCCGTACAGCGGGAGCGTGATGCCCGCACCCGTCAGCTGGACCGCATGAAGGAACACTATCAGGCACGGGACGCAGCGGGCCGGGAGCGCCGGAGCGCGGCGGAGCTTCGCCGGAAAATCACCCGGCACGCCAAGGCCCTGTCCCAGAAGCTCCTCCGCCCCACGGAAAAACAGCATATCCCGGAAAACCTGCGGACGGCAGTTGCCTCCCTTCTGGATGCGATCAATCTGGAGAGCGTCTACACCGTTGACCCCGAAACCGGAAAGCGGCGCAAGAATGGAGAAGGGGAGCCGGTAAAGCGTACGGAGGCATTCCGGGCGCTTCGGCTTGCCTACGCGGAGATCGCCAAGGACGGCGGTGACTACACCCTTATCATCGACCCGGACCTGATGGACAATTTAAACGAGCTGGAGTCCATGAAAAACACCCCCATAGCAGAGATGGGGACGGACCAGCTTGCCACCGTATGGGCCGCGCTCAAGGCGGTGGAGGCATCCATCCGCACGGCGAACAAAATGCTGGGAACTTCCCGGTTCGAGACAATCTCCAGTTTTGCCGACGGCATCCGCGCCGACAACATCCTCCGAAAGGACCGCGGGGACTATCGGGGTGTTGCCGGCAAGATCGACCGGCTGGTGAACCTGGATATGCTGACCCCGCAGAGCTATTTCCACCGGCTTGGCAAGACCGGCGAGGAGCTCTTCCGCATGATGCGCGCGGCTCAGGACCGCCATATTACCATCATGCGGCAGGCACAGAAGAAAACGGCGGAGATCATTGGGAAAACTGACATCAACAAGCTGGAGCGGGAAAAACATACCTTTGACCTGAGCGGTGGGGATGTGACTATGAGCACAGCCCAAATCATGGGTCTTTATGAGCTGATGAAACGCAAACAGGCCCAGGACCATATCCTCAAAGGCGGTATCCGGCCCGACACCATCCAAAGCGGGCGGGGGCTGCGGGAGGACCGGCGCTCTGAGCCTGTGAAGGTGAGCGTGGAAGACCTTGCCGCCATTACCGGTATGCTGACAGAGGAGCAGATCAGGATCGCCGACCGCCTGCAAAAATTTATGGGCGGAACGCTGGCGGAGCTGGGCAACGAGGCAAGTATGGCGGTGTACGGCTACCGCAAGTTCACCGAGAAAGACTACTACCCCATCAAGGTAGACAAAAACCAGACCAGGCGGGACATCTCAAAGGAGGCACAGGCTACCACCATCGCCGGGCGCGGCTTCACCAAAAGCGTGATCCCCAAGGCGAACAATGCTGTCATGGTGGAGAGCATCTTTGACACCTACTCCAACCACGTCAATGACATGGCAACCTACGCGGCGTGGCTGCCTACTATGGAAAACATCCGCCGCATTCGGGATTTTACGTTCCGGGACGACAAGGGTAGCCGGACAGGAGATGTCAAGTCCATCATTGAAAGGGTATTCGGGCGAAACGGAAACGCATACCTTAACAAGCTGGTGGACGACATCAACCAGGGTGTACGAGCCAACGGGACCGGCAACTTTACAGATTCCCTGGTGGGCAACTATAAGGCAGCGGCTGTTGCCGCCAACATCCGGGTCATCCTCCAGCAGCCCACGGCGATCCTCCGGGCCATGAACAGTCTGGACCCAAAGTACCTGCTGTCCGGCACGGTAAAGCGTGGTGATTGGGACAAGGTAAAGAGATACGCCCCCATTGCTGTATGGAAGGACTGGGGGTACTTCGACATCAACACGGGCCGCCAGATGAAGGATGTCCTCTTTTCCTCCGACAGTAAGATGGAGAAGGTCAAGCAGGCGGCTATGGCTGGGGCGAGTAAGGCGGACAGCTTTGCGTGGGCTCGTCTCTGGAACGCTGTGGAGGCCGAGATGCGGGACAAGCGCCATGACCTCAAACCAGGCACAGATGCGTTCTATCGGGCCGTCGGCACACGGTTTTCTGAAATTGTGGACCAGACGCAGGTAGTGGACGGATTGCTTCAGCGGTCTCAGATCATGCGCTCGCCTGATGCACTCACGAAAATGGCGACCTCCTTTATGGCGGAGCCGACCAAGACCTACAATATGTTTGTGAACGCGGTCTACGACCTGCGCCACGCAACGGGGAAGGATGCCCGGAACGATACCAAACGTGCCCTTGCAAGGACATCTGCCGCGCTTGTAGTGTCCTTCGCCGTAAATGCGGTCATGCAGTCCATCGTGGACGCGTTGCGGGACGACGACAAGGAGCGGGACTACTGGGAAAAGTTCCTGACGGCTTACACCGGGTTTACCGGGGAAGAGGAGACTTTCCTGGACTATTGGAATAGCTTCTGGGACGGAAACCTGGAGGCCAACTTTAACCCGGCTGGGTATATTCCGTATTTCAAGGACCTGCTCTCTATCATGCAGGGATATGATGTGTCCCGGATGGATATGGAGCCGGTCAGCAAGGTCTTGGAGGCAGCTGCCAACATGAAAAAAGCCCTCTCTGGAGAGGGACGGCATTCGTTGGCCGGTGCATCAGCTAACCTTATGGGGGAAGTATCCCGGCTTTTGGGGATCCCAATTGCAAACCTCAAACGGGATGTCCAGTCCGTCATTGCCACAGCGGCTATTGAAATGGACGATTACCTGATGCAGTACCGCATTGACAGCGCTATGCTGAATATGAACTACAGCGGGAACTTTAAAAATTTTATGGACATCCTATACAGCGCCAGCAAGAATGACCCGGAGGTCTACGAGATCATCTATGACGACATGGTAAAGCGAGACCTTTTTAAAACGTCCACGCAGACGACAGAGGAGCGTATCGCCAGCGCGATGGAGTCCCGCATGAAACGGGACCAGGGCGTGGAGAGTGTGGAAGATCTTCAAAATCGCTTTCTCTCGCCAGACAGCTCCAGGACATA